TATGGACAGACGAAGAGAAGTTATACATAAATGAAAACTTTAGGTATGAACCTGACACAGGTTTGATTTTCTGGAAGAAAGCCCCCACCACATTTGGGCCTAAAAGAAGCACAAATAAACCAATAGGGTGTTTCGAATCAACTGGTTATTTACGATTATATTTTTATGTTAACAAGCGTGCTATGAGAGTCCAAGCTCATAGATTGGCTTGGTATCTCTATTACGGAGAAGTACCAACCCATATAATAGACCACATAGATCACAATAAAATTAATAATAAGATAGATAACCTAAGAGAGTCTAATAACTCAAAAAATGTTAGGCACTCTAGTATACAAAAAGCTAAAGAAAAGAAAAGAAAAGAAGGGTGTTGCATAGGGGTGTATAAAAAAGGTTCTCTAAAAAAGCCTTACGCAGCAATACATTTCGTAGCTAGAAAAATGAAATATTTAGGTTTCTACGCCACAATGGTTGAAGCCGCTAAAGTTAGAGATGCATATGCAATAGATAAGTTCGGTTCAGGTTGTGGCCCTACAAATAAAGACATAGGTATATATTAAACAATGAACATTAGATCACACCTCGATACCTTAACGATAGCTGAGGGGCAACGCTTACGAATGGATTGCCCTCAGTGCAGAGCCAGAAATACCTTCACCGTGTGGAAGGATGATGGTGTATTAGTTTACCATTGCTTCAAACTTACTTGTACAGTTAGAGGTGCTTACGGGATAGGCATGACTGCTGATGAGATTAAATTTAAAATGCAAGGACAAACTAAAGAAAAACCTATAGACCTAGAACGCATGATAGTACCTGAGTATTTAGTTAAACCAACACACGAACACACTCTAATGCAAAATTATATAAGGAAATGGAGCCTTTACAAAGAAGACCTAATGTATGACGTTAAGGATCGTCGTGCCGTGTTCTTAATAAAAGAAAACAACAGACTGATTGATGCTACGGGACGATCTTTAGATGGGTCTAAGCCTAAGTGGTTTAGATATACAGGAGAAGCATCTGTTTTTACACGGATATTAGGTAATACTAATGGTACAGTAGTAGTAGTTGAGGATGTTATTAGTGCTATAACTGTTGCACAACTCTTTCCTAGAACAACAGGCCTAGCTATCTTAGGTACATCACTAGGTGAGGCACAAATGCAACACATACAAAACTATTCTAGGGTAGTGGTAGCGTTAGACCCTGATGCTGCACACAAGACCTTGACATACAAACGAGAGATAGAGGCTTGGACAGATTTAAACACTATAGCCTTACGGCTAGAAGATGATGTAAAGTATAAAGTAGAAGAAGACATAACTAAATTAGAAAGGATAATACAGTGAGTATATGTGGTGAAATAGAAAACGTTAAAGGTGAGATAGATACGTTAGAGGATCTACTAAAGAATGAACCTAAAGATGGCTGGAACGCCTGTAGTAATATATCTATGATGGTAAAAGACTCCATTAAGTCAGCTAAGAAACGATTAAAAGAACTGGAAGCCGTTAAATGATGGAATTAGCTCTCATCAGAACGCTGATGAACAAAGAGTTTTACGAGAGGCACAAAGGTATACGTTGTCCTGATAAGATTTTCACTAAAGATACCCGTAAGATTAAACAAGCGTTAGATAACGCTATGCAGGATTACAAGACAGACTTAACTACTTCAGACTTAGAGGCCTTGTTCTTTTCCTTTAATCAATCCCTCACTACATCTAATAAAGAAGTGTACCGTACATTGTTTAGTAGGCTAACTAAAGAACAGCCTATGAATACACAGATAGCTGAAGAGGTTCTATCTAAGTTGTTTCAGCAAGTAGTAGGTGAGGAGGTAGCTAACTTAGGTTTTGACTACGTTAATGGTACAGCTAATTCATTAGAGCCTATGCGTAAGATATTAGATGCATATCAGGATGACTTCACACCTAACTTAAAGATTGAGTGGGATGACATATCTTTTGATACCTTACTTAAGGCTTCTGAGGTACAGTCGCAGTGGACGTTTAACATACCTAGCTTAAAGCGTAAGGTAGAAGGTATTTCTGGGGGTCACTTTATAATTGTAGGAGCTAGACCTAACACAGGTAAGACATCCTTCCATGCATCAGTAGTAGCTTCACCTAACGGTTTTGCTCATCAAGGTGCTAAGTGTATCGTGTTATGTAACGAAGAGATGTACGATAGGGTGGGTGGTAGATACTTGTGTGCAGCTTCTAGTATGTCACTAAAAGAGATTAGAGAGAACCGTGCATTGGCGGCATCTCGATACAGTCCCGTACATAAAAACATAAAGATTAAAGATAGCATGGGTAAGGACTTAGCTTGGGTTGAAGCTATAGTTAAACAAGATAGACCAGATATAGTTATACTAGATATGGGTGATAAGTTTGCCTCAAAGACTTCAGATAAATCTGATGTATACCTAAAGGAAGCGGCTATCTATGCGCGTAACATAGCTAAACAATACAACTGTGCAGTCATATGGATGTCTCAGCTATCCGCTGAAGCTGAAGGTAGGGTGCGTGTTGATCAATCTATGTTAGAGGGCAGTCGTACAGGTAAGGCCGCTGAAGCTGACTTGATAGTGCTTCTAGCTCGTAACCCTATAACGGATGAATCAGAAGAAGAAGATAAACAAAGACACCTAGTGGTAGCTAAGAATAAGTTAACGGGTGGGTGGCATGGCACTATTCATTGTAACTTAGATGGCGAACGCAGTCAGTACTTGGTGTAGCTATGAGACTAGTATTAGATGTAGAGAACACAGTAACTAAACGAGGTGGTAAGAAACACTTAGATCCTTTTGAGCCTACCAACTCTCTAGTACAGGTAGGGTTTAAGAACGTAGATATACCTACAGAAAGGTACATGCTTACCTTTGATCATAACGAATATAAGGATACTAGTGGTGCTAACTATAAGTTAGTACAGCAAGCGTTAGACGAGACTACCTTACTCATCATGCACAACGCTCAGTACGACTTGATGTGGCTGTGGGCTAGTGGCTTTAAGTATGACGGTGCTGTGTGGGATACGATGTTGGCGGCATACATCCTGATAAGAGGCCAGAAGTTTCCTCTGTCATTAGAGCAATGTGCTATCAGGTCAAACCTAGCTTTCCAGAAAGATGACACACTCAAGGCTTACTTTAAGAAGGGTTACAACACAGATGAGATACCTCTAGATGAGTTAACCTATTACTTAGGATGCGACTTAGATACTACGTGTGCTTTGTATGAACACCAACTCAAGAGTTATTCTTTAGATGAATCAAAAGGTATGGGTACTGTAAGAGATCTAACGTTCAAGGTATGTCAGACACTTGCTCGTATGTATATGTCAGGCTTTAAGGTAGATAGGGCTGCATTAGTACAGGTTCGTAATGAGTTTCAAAGTGAGAAGGCTATACTAGAAGATAGGTTACACAACCAAGTCAAGATATTAATGGGTGATACCCCAGTTAATCTAAACTCACCCGAACAGATGTCACAAGTTATCTTTAGCCGTAAGGTAAACAATAAGAAAGAGTGGGCTGACTTGTTTGAGTATACTAGGACACCTGCTGAGTATAAGGATGCAGTCGAAGCTAACAGTAAGTTGCTTAGGCGTACTACTGCTTACACCTGTAAGGTATGTTCAGGTGAAGGTAAGACCTATAAAGTAAGGAAAGATGGAACAAAGTATGCCAAACCCAATAAATGTAAGGATTGTACAGCTAGAGGCTACCAACTTAAAGAGTTAAACCAGTTAGCTGGTCTAGGACTTGTTGCACCCTCTAAAAAGTGGGTCAGTGCTAATGGCTTCAGTACAAGTAAACAAAACTTAGATGTACTAATAGCTACAGCTAAGAATAATAATATGTCTGGGGCTATACACTTCTTGACAGACTTAAAAAGGTTATCAGCTATATCATCTTACCTATCGTCATTTGTTGAAGGTATAGATGTATTTACTAAACCTGATAACTTCTTACACGTCAGCCTTACACAACACGTAACATCTACGGGTAGGTTCTCAGGGCGTAACCCTAACATGCAGAACATGCCTAGAGGTAATACATTCCCCGTTAAGAGGGTGTTCATATCTAGATGGGATGGCGGTCAGATATTAGAGGCAGACTTTGCTCAATTAGAGTTCCGCGTTGCTGCTTTCCTCTCACAAGACCCTGTAGCTATTGCTGAGATCAATACAGGCTTTGATGTACACTCCTACACCGCTAAGGTTATCACCGATGCAGGGCAGCCTACAAGCCGTCAGGAAGGAAAGCAACATACGTTCGCTCCTCTCTTTGGCGCGACAGGGTACGGTAGAAGTAAGGCTGAAGAAGCGTACTACATACAGTTCATCCAGAAGTATGAAGGTATAGCTAAGTGGCATCAAGAGTTAGCTGAAGAAGCTTTACGCTTTGAGAAGATCACGACACCTAGCGGTAGGCAGTATGCGTTTCCTAATGTAGTAAGACGAAACAACGGTGGGGTGTCTAGCTTCACTATGATTAAGAATTACCCTGTGCAAGGCTTTAGTACTGGAGACATAGTACCCCTTGTATTGGTAGAGCTAGAAGAAAGACTAAGTAAGTTACAGTCTTGTCTAGTTAATACGGTGCATGATTCAACGGTAGTTGATGTACACCCAGAAGAAGTACCTTACGTTAAATCTATAATAGATACACTTAATGAAGATCTTAACGATATTATAGAGGAAGCGTATGGTGTAACTATGAACGTACCATTACTTTTAGAAGCTAAAATAGGACCCAATTGGCTTGACATAAAAGACGTTTGATGGTATAACTTAAATTCATTTTTTGGCAATAAAGGAAACAAAATGTCAGATATTACGTTAGTACCTCAAGAGGGTACATCAATTAAGGAAATGATGGGTATACCCGTCTACATGAACACTAGTTCACAGTCTGCTTTAGCTCAACTTAGTCTGTTAAATAAGTCTATTATGGGTGAGGTTGAAGTTAATGGTAAGAAAGTTAAGACGGAAGTAATACCACCTACTTCGTTTAAACTTAGTATCAGTAAAGAAGAAAACATATACAGTGATGGGATAGAGATAAGAACCTTCTCTGTACGAGAGCGGTGGAGTAAATGGTTAGCTGAAGAGAATAACTTCTTAAAGAGTGTAACTATAAGTCCAGCACAAGGTAGTATCTATAGCATGGATCTTAAAGATACTAAGGGTGGCTTTAATGGTAACAGACACATGGGTTACGTTGAGGACTTCTATTCTCTTACGCCTGATCAACAGCAGTCTATACGCAATGTAAAGAGGACTGTTATTGTATTGGGTGAAGTAAAACTAAACAATCCTGTCGATGAAGAAGGTGTTATTGATTCGGATTACTTAGATAAGTGGACTCCCTGTGTCTTTGAGTTTAAGAATATGCCTTCTTATAATAAGCTTAAAAAGATATACACTTCTTTACAAAGTAATAATGGAGAGACAGGCACTATAGTATACTCTCAAAGACTTACTGGTGTAGAAGCTAAGATGGCTAATGGTAATACATACGCTGTTTTTGAAGCTGAGATGGGTGATAAGGTAGGCCACTTAGAAGAAGACTCTGAAAAGCTTATTGTATTTTCTGACTGGATCACCCGACACGATAAGTACGTAACCGATGAGTGGAGTAAATCTAATGTAGATTCTTTTAGTGCATCAGATGCTGATCTGGTATCTTCAATGGTTAATGTTGAGGAGAATAGCTAATGCACCCCACAGAGCTAAAAGTTAATCTGTTTTTACAGAACGCTCTTGAAGGTAAGACGACCATAACTGAAGAGGTGGCTGATAAGGTTGCCTCCGACGTTAGGTCAGCAATGCTGAAGCAATTTGCAGGTGGACCAAGAGATAACTTCCGTTTACGTATGAGTAATATAGGTAAGCCTACGTGTCAGTTGTGGCATCAAAAGCATAAAGCTGAAAGTAAAGCACCTTATGCCCCTCACTTTTTAATTAATATGATTATAGGTGACATTGTTGAGGCAGTGTTTAAGGGTCTACTCACAGCATCAGGCGTTGTTTTCGGAGACAACGATACTGTTTCCTTAGATCTAGGTGAGTTAGGTAAGATAAACGGTGAGTACGACATGATACTAGATGGTGCTGTTGATGATGTTAAGTCAGCTAGTAACTATTCATTCAACACACGGTTTGCTTCCTTTGAGAAACTAATAGAGAAAGATACCTTTGGGTATATACCTCAGTTAGTAGGGTATGGCGTAGCCGCTAATAAGAAAATAGGTGGCTTCTGGGTTATCAATAAAGAGAACGGTTCTTTTAAGTATGTTAGTGTTAATGCTGTAGATAAAGAATCTGTGTTAGAAGAAATAAAAGAAACGGTATCATACATACAGGAAGACAAACCTTTTGAGCGGTGTTTTGAACCTGTACCTGAGTACTACAGCAGAAAACCTTCAGGCAATATGATATTAGGTGAGACTTGTAGGTGGTGCAACTTTAAAAGCGTTTGCTGGGAGGACCTACAGACACTACCTTCCAGGGTTTCAAAGGCTAGAATACTACCTATGGTAGATTACATATCAATAAACGATAATGAGGAAGAAGTTATATGAGTAATACATTTACAGTAAACGACATATCTTACGCAGAAGAAGATATGACTGAAGAGCAAAAGAAATTATATAGTACTATACTAAACATACAAAGTGAAATAGAGTCATTAAAATTAACATTTAATAGCTACGACACTTACTCTAAAGTTCTTAGCCAACAACTAGCACAATCTTTAACTTCAGATGACGATGAAGAAGCTGACGAAGAGTCTGACGATGAAGAAACTAGTGCAGACGAGCCTAGTGAGACGTAAGTACAATCCTAAGTGGAGTACCTATCGTAGTGGCTTAGAAGACAGGTTAGTAGAGAGCCTATCTAAAATACAAAAAGAAGTCAGGTATGAAAAGTTAAAGATAGAGTGGGAAGACCTACGCTATCGTACTTACACGCCTGACTTCTTATTAGATAACGGTATCATAGTTGAAGCTAAAGGTTTGTTTGATACTGACGATAGGCACAAACATAAGTGTGTCAGAAAGCAACACCCTGAATTAGATATACGTTTTGTATTTAGTAATGCTCGTGCTAAGTTGTACAAGGGAGCCAAGTCTACGTATGCTGACTGGTGTGATAAGAATAAATTTAAGT